CAGGTAAATTTAGGACGGTTTCTATGCGCTCGCCCGAGGTCTCGGCGGTTACGTTGAGCTCGTCTAAAACGGTTTGACTAAGCAAATAGAATTGGTCGGCACAATAAACCTCTACGGTGTCGTTGCCGCCGAGCGCAAAGTTGTAGTCGTAGTTGACAACAAATCCGTTAAAAATGTACTCGGGGTTGCCGAGGCTGTCGTAACGCAATAGGCGTACCTCGCGCATTGGGGCTAGCCCGGGTTGCGCATTGGCGGTGTCAAAAAATGGGCTGTCTTGATTAAACGGATTAAACACCCCGGACGCCAACGTGTCGTCGAGCGTAAAAGTCATGGTGCCAGCGCCGAACGTGTCGCCTTGGTCGCGGCGGCCTCGGCGTACGTTGACGTTCAACGCGCCGTCTAAAACGCTGGCAAATTCGCCTACACCGTCTAACACGTACTCGGTATTGTTGAGCACGCCACGGGTACTGTCGTCGAGCGTAAACGCGTTGACTTGAAAGCCTGTGTCTATTTGTAGGTCATAGTTGCCCGATTGGACTACAGCTACAGCCATGTTATGCCACGTTTAGTTGTAGCGGGCCAGCGGTACGCGAATACGCCCGCAATGCGTTAACGACGCTTTGCCCTATTTCGGCGCTGGTAGACAGGCCGCCAGCCACGTTAATTGTTACGCCGCCGCCGCCCATGTTGCCCATTTGCGATAACGGGATAACAGCCTCGGGGCCTGCTTCGCCAATCATGGCAAGCGTTGGCCCGGTCACTATGCCGCCGTCTGCCATTTTAGGTATTGAGCTGCTAATAGTGGAAACAATACGGTTAACCCGCTCGGTTACTACTACGTCAATGTTTACCGAGCGCTTGAGCTTTGCGGCTATCTCGTCCATTTTGGCCATAAGTTTTGGCGTTAATTTGGTTAGCTCTGCCTCGAGGCCGTTAACAATAAATTGGGCTTGGTCTACGCCTGTCTTGTACCAATTGTTGGCGGCTTGTATGCCTACTTTGTCGGCTGCCCGTTGTGCGGCCTCTACAAGCGCGTTAGTTTCGTCTATAGCGGTTTGCCCGCCCTTTACAAGCTCTAGGGCTATCTCGGCGCCAGCAACGTTGCCAGCGTCTAGCACGTAACCTAATGCGTCTTGGCTTAAACCCATTTCTAGGGCTTTGCCGAGGTTTACGGAATACTCGACAACGCCTTTAACTTGGTCACGTAGGGCGTCTATAAAGCCTTTAAAACCGTAGTCGCCAGCCTCAAGCGCGGCGTTAAAATCTAGGGCGCCCTTAACGGCGTCGCTTACCTTGGTGGCAAAATCGTTAAATTCGCCTTGCGCCTCGGCCAACTTATCCTTAGCTGTATCTACTGCCTCGCTAAGTTTTTCTTTAAGCGCCTCGGCAAAACTCTCCACCTCTTTTTTAGCGCCGCCCACGTTGTCTTTTGTTTCTTTGAATTTAGAATTAAATACACCGGCAGCGTCCGCTACGCGCATTTGCTGTTGAGCCGACAAACCAAGCGCCTTGTTGTAAGCGCCCGTTTCTTGCTCGGCGTCAAAATAGCCCGAGCCAATAGCCTGCAAACCGTTAACAAACAACGAAATGGGGTTAATGAGCTCGCCAATTAACTTGCCAAATTTGCCAACCTTTATTGTGGCGTTAGTTGCCGGGGTTGGCATATTGCTAAACGCGTCGTTAATTTTTACGAGGCCATTAGCAAAATCGGTTGCCGCTGGTAGTAGTTGTTGGCCTAGTTGTATTTGAAAGTTTTTAAACAATGCGCTTAGGGTGCGTTGCTTGTTAGCGAGGCCGTCGGCTGTCCTAGCAAAGTCGCCTTGGGCGTCGCCTGTCTGTTTGTAGATAGCGGATTGTGCTGCCAAAATCTTTTGTTGTGCTGTTAACGCACCGCTGCCCTTGTATATGCCTAATTCCATTGCCTCGGCTTTTAGGGTTGCGTCGTTTAGCAATACACCAAAACGGCGTAATGGCTCGGCTTCGCCACGTAGGGCCGCGCCAATGGCCTGTACGGCTTCCTCGGGCGTTGTGTTGTTAAACGAGGCTAGGTCAGTAGACAGCGCTATAAAGTCGGTTGTAAACGTGCTTAAATCCTCGCCAGCCAACCCGGCAGCTTTACCGAACGTGCCGAAAGCACCGGCAGCGTCAAGCACCGATTGTTTAGACTGGCCAAGCTCTCGAGCGGCCGTATTGGCAAAGTCTTTAACGCTCTTGGACGCCCGCCCAAAAATTACGTTTACCTTGCTGGTTGCCTCTTCAAAATCCGAGGCGGCTTTAATAGCCGGGGCAATAACTTGGGTTATGGTGCCGATAGCGGCGGCAGCTGGCAGCAATGCGCGCTGCAAAATAAAGCCCGCTTTTTGGGTTGTGGTAGTCAGGCTTTTAAATTCGCGTTGAGCGTCGGCTACACCCTTGCCGCTAAAACTTGTTAAAATCGGAATGTTAATTGCCACGGGTCACCACCAAATTACGGTTTGTTTGTTCCATAACTTTACCCACAATGCTAAGTAGCTCGGCGGTTACCTCTTCGCGGTTGTTTTCTACAGCTCTGTTAGTAACACGCGGTGCAGTACCAATAGAGGCTTTAGAGTTAAGGCTGCCAATAAAATTGGAATTGCGTATACCGCTAATGCCAATGCCCACGTGGTCATAAATAGCGCCAGCAAAGCTCTTTTGTTGTACGACCATTAGTTGGTATGGCTTGGCACCGTACACAACTTGCCGGGTATAACCGCCTTGGTTAAAATCCACGTATTTTTCGCGAGTAGCTCGAGCACCAACTTTAATACCTAAGCCCTTTTGCACCTCGGATATATCCCAAGCCGCTGCACGGTCACGAATAAGCGAGCCGCGACGCATACCCGACAACGGGGCACCTTGTTTACGCGATTGGCTTTGCACCATGCTTCGCGCGTCTTGCACAATTTGGTCGCCAACGGTTTTAATGTCTTTAGTTACTTGCCGCCTAATTTTGCGGTCTATGTCGTTTAACTCCCTCAACGCCGCTTGCACCCCGTATACGTCTACTTGTCCGGTTATGCCCATAGCGTCGCTACCTTTTTTTGTGTGCCTCTGTCAACACTTTAGCCACCGTCTGCAAGTCTTGTAGCTCAAACGGGATATTAGGCGGCCACCAACCGACAGCTACTAGCACCTCGGCTAGCTGGCGTCTGTAGGTGCCGCTTCGGTAAAACTTGGTTGCTCTTGCTCGACAACCTCAATGTTGACAAGCTGTTTAATAAAGTTGTCAAACTCTGCCGGTACAACAATCTTGTTTAACTTAGACGCCTCAAACGCCAAATAGGCTAAATCCTCTATGCCAATGCCATTGGCCATGTCGGACGCCTTGCGTTTGAATTTCCTCTCCCAAGCAACAACAACGTAAAGGTTAGTTGTAACCGTGTACGTGTTTTCGGGTAGCTCAACTTTTAGGGTTAGCTGCATAACTTGCCTCTTTCGTGTCGGGCCGTGTTGAGGCCGTTATTAGGAAACGTCTACCGAATATGAGCCGCCAGTAAACGTAATGTCAATGGTTGACAATTCGCCCATGGTTGCGTTAATAACTGGCAAAGACTCTAAATAAGTGCCTGTCAAAATAAAGCCCGGGTTGGTTGCCGAATAAGTGTTTGGCGTTGTCGGTGCTTGTGGCGAAACCAACACGTTGCATTGGGTACCAACAAGGCTGGCCAATGTTGCGTATGTTTCGGTTGCGGCGTAGCTCATGTAAAGAGTAAGTGTTAGCTCGTTGTTTTCGAGGCCGCCAACGTTAAAACGGGCGGTGTCACCAAATGCGGTGCTTTCCAATGCTTCTACCGTGCGGGTGAGCGTTGCGGCGGTGCACTGGTCACGCAAGTTAACCGTTGCGATAGTTACGTCCGGGTTGCTTAGGTAAGTTGTTGTGGCCATGGGGTTACTCCTCGTTTGTGTCTATGTCTTTTTTAGCATTTTTTACGGGCTTAGGTGCGGATACTTTAATAAAGCCGCCAGCAAGTAGCGCCTCAATATTAGCCCCGCGAATTACGGCTAGGTCGGCGTCAAACTCGGCGCCCGGTGTACCCACTCGAGGGCTAACAACGGTGTATTTGGTCATGCTGTAGTACTCGCTTTCAAGTCAATAGTTAAATCATAGGCGGCGTACTCGGCCCCACCGTAGATAGCCACCGTTGGGCGGCCGCCAGTAACCGCCACGTTTTTAGCCAACAGTAAAGCGGCCATGTTCATTAGCGAGCGTTGCGCGTCAAGGTTGCCCGGGCCAAGGGTAATTAGCCGTACTGGAAACGTAATTTCAACAATGTTGTAGTTAAACGCCACAAAACTAGGGGCGTCAATAAACGCGGTAGGCGGGTTTATATTCCTTGGGTCATTCGTGACAGTCATGCCCGTAATGCTTGTTAGCGTCGCTGTCAAGTCGTCTAACGCAACGTTAAAAAGGTCGGTGTATGCGGGTACGGGCATTAGGCCACCGCGGGCCGGTCAATACCCAACAGCTGTTTAACCATTGGGCTAAAGCCTGTTGAGCCGCCAGTAGTCATACCATCAAACGACGCGTAATCCATGCCAGCGCTACCACGTTGCCTATACAAAAAGCCTGCATAAGCCACCGTGCCAAGGGTTACCGCGGCGCTCGGTGACGTTGTAAGGCTGTCCACGTACCCGGCTTGCTGGCGACGCTTGTAACAAACAGCGTTGGCACTTGTGCGGCATTGAGTTAAAAACGCGGCGTCGGCAGCTGTAGCGGTGCCTATTCCTAACCAATCCTCTACTTGGCTGTCGAGCGTTACCCACGTACACGTGGGCGTAGTGGTCAGGGTGCCGGTAGCCGCGACAATTTCGACGTTGGCAGCTGTACGCGCATATAACACTTGGTTTTGTATTGGCTGCTGGTAGTCAAAGGTAAAAAACCCTTGCTCGTCAACGCCCGTAAAATAATATTGCGGCAGGTCAACGACGGTGTACGTGCCGTTAAAGGTTGCGTCAACGCCGCTAATAACAACGGATTGAGCAACCTCAAGCGGGTCGGCGTTAGTTAGTAATACAACAACCGCGTAATTGTCGGTTAAGTATTTTTGTGTGACCGAGTAAGCGGCCATAATGGCCTACCTTTCGGTTATCAGACGAACTTGACGAACTTGGTGGCGTCTGCCATGAAAGCGGCAGCGTAACCACGGAAAGCAATCGTGCGGCCCAAAGTTGCTGGTACCTCAACGCTAATTGCGCCTTTTTGCTGTTCGTAGAATTCGAAACCAGCGGCAGGGCCGGCAGCGTGTCCCATGAATGAGCCCGGTGCGTTCTTGTCAACAACAAGAACCAAGCCAAGCGGGTTGCCGTTCCAAGTTGTTGCAGCGGCGTTGCCGGCAGCGTTTTGGCCCATAAGGTTTGGTGCACCCGTGTACGGAAATACTGGACGGTTGGAATCGTCTACCGAGCTGGCCAATGCGGCCCAACTTGCAGGAGTTACAAACATGTGCGTTGGCAAGTAGTTAGAGTTTGCCGAAATCTGACGGGCGCCCTCGTAAATTGCTGCTACCCAATCTGCACCTTTAGCGGTATCTGCTACCGATGAAGTTTGCGTAATTGCTGCATGGCAAGTGTCTACGGCGTAGTTGTCGGTTGCTTGGCCGTAAGCGATTGCGAGCTGGTTCAAAATAATGTCAATGCTTGACGGGTCTGACCAATCCAAGTCTTGTTCGGACACGGTGACGTATGTTCCAAAACTTAGTTTTGAAACGTCGTTGTTTGAAACTACAACGGTTGACGCGTTGAGCGTGTCAAACTGTGCGGCCTGTTGTGTAACAACTGGTCGAGTTGTAATTACTGGACGGCGGAAAGTTGCGCCAGCTGTCGGCATTGCCCTAGTCCCGATTGCACTAACAAACGGCCTAATTGGGTTTAGCGAGTCGTAGACACTCCCGGTGATGATTTCTGGCAATATGCCCGGGGTGCTTTCCGTGTTAATGAATGGCGCAACACCGGGTGCAGCTTCAACAACTGCTTGCTTAATGTTTGCGTTCATTTGTGCAAAGTCGGCGCCGCCACGTACGTAGCTAGCGATGTATTCCGACGTGCTCGGCAAACGCAATTTGCGAGGCTGTGCATAAATGGTTTGCACGGTTGCGGCCTCAATTACGGCTGGTGTTTCTACGGTCTTTTCCATTTCGGTTAACTCCTCGTTTTCGTCTTGTGTATTATTTAACTCTATTTCGTCGGGCTCTTGGTGGATACTCGCCGCGACGCGCTGCACCTTGGCCGCCTCAAATGCGCCATAGGGCAGCAAACTGAGCTCTTGCCAATCGGCCTTAGTTACAACCATGGTGCCGGCTTCGTCAAAACTAAATTCGACGGGCAAAATGCCTACGCTTACGCTGTCCAATACGCCGTCTTTTGCAAGCTCTAGCGCCTCGTTGCCTAGCGTTGTTTCGCTTATCTTGGCTTCAAACATGACGGTATCGCCTACCAACTCTCGAGCGGTCACCAAGCCGATTGGGCTAGTGCTGTCATGGTTTAGGTACATTTTGGGTTTCTTGCCCTCAAGCGGTAGTGCGCCCGGCTCGAAACGTACTTTTTGCCCGTCCGATACGACGGCCTCTACGCCGTATTGTAGGGCGACACCGGCAAGGGTTCTACGTGGCAGCGCGTCACCTTTAGCGGCGTCTAAATTTAATTCTTGTGGGATTAACCTAAGCATTGTTTACCTCGTTTGCCATGTCCGGCATGTTTTCGGCGCTGTCTTGGTATTGGTTTTCTAAATAGCTTTCAATGTCAAACATAACACCCGTGCCACGTGGTAGCACGTTATCCGCGCTTAGTGTTTCTTGTATGCAATCTATGTATGGCTTAACCCCAAAGGTATAAAGGTCACGGCTGGCCTCACTTGATGAGACGTATGAATAATTACCGATAGATACCGAAACTAAATAGGCGGGGACGTTTGCAATGCGCGCAATTTCTTTTGCTTGGTATTCTGCCGCGTCAATAAGTAGCATTTTGTCGGGGGTTGCGTTGTTAGGTATTACCTCTACAAATTCGTTTACCGCGCACGTGGCCGACGCATAGCGGGCGCTGTCGTAGGCCGCGGCCAAGTCGCTTAACTCTTGCGGGCTCATAGGCTCGCCGCCAGTCTGCCTAAGCGTTACGGCTGGTTGCAGCGAGCTCGAGTTTCTGTTGCGGGCCTGCTCAAGCTTTAACGCGGTATCTACTGACGTTGCCCCGGTATAAATCAAACCTTGAATTGGGC